ACGCCCGCGATCGGAAGCGCTCGATCGCCAGATACTCTTCCGGCGCGCCGGCGGCCCTGGCCAGCGTGATGGGTGACAACGGGCAGCGCGGCTCGGACCGCATCAACGCCGCCATGAAACTGATCGGCCTGGCCGACCCGAATACCCAGCCGGGCGTGTTCGCCCCGGTCGGCTCGAACAGCGAAACCAATCAGCAGGTCAACGTAGGTGACGATGCTATCAATGCAGCCATCGAGCGAGAACTGGCGCAACTGGCCGGCGGCGGATCGCCTGGCGCTGCTGCGCCAACTGAAGACGCGCAGCAGCCAGGCTGACGGCTGGCCGGCGACCTATCGCAACCGGGATACAGGCCGGACGTATCAACCGCACCACGCCGAGGAAGAGGGCGCGCAGGCCGGCGATCGGCCGCGCTACGTCCTGGCCAAAGGCGGGGAGGGCGGTGGCAAGAGCGTGTTCGGAATTATCAAAGACCTGCAGCGGCTGCGCGCGGGCATGAATGGGATCATGGTCAGTCCAGATTTACCCCACTTCAAGAAATCGCTCTGGCCGGAGTTCCGGCGCTGGTGCCCGCTCGAGGCCGTGGTCGAGAAAGACCGCTACCGCCTATCCGAGACGTGGGAAGCGCCGCACGGTTTCGAGATGCACTTCTATAACCAGCAGGGCGGCATCTCGACGCTGTACTGCGGAGGCATCGAAGACCCCGGCTCGTGGGAAGGGCCAAACGTCAACTTCGCGCACTTCGACGAGGCCCGGCGCACGCGCAAGGCAATGGCCTTGAAGGTGCTGGACGGACGTATCCGCATCGCCGGCCCGCACGGCGAGCCGCCGCAGTTGTGGATCACGACCACGCCGGAGTTTGGGCGCGGCTGGCTCTATCGCTACTTCGGCCCGATCGACACGAGCGCTGAGGGTCAGTACGAAGAGTTCAAGCGCAACGCGCAGGTGATCACCCTGCTCACGCGCGACAACGCGGAGAATCTCGATCCAGACTACGAACGCCAGCGGCGCAATTCGCTGACCAAGGAAGAGGCCGACGTGCTGCTGGAGGCGAAGTGGAACGCCGGCGCGGTGGGCCTGGTGTACGGCACGTTCACCGAGGATAACCTGACCGACGACGATCCCGATCTGAGCCTGCCATTTGAGATTGCCTTTGACGACGGCTACATCGATCCGCGCGCGATCTTATTCATTCAACGCACGGGGTCGCGCATCCTGGTGTTTGACGAGCTGTACCACTCGCGCCATCTGGAAGAGGTCTGTGTCGCCGAAGTGGTCGAGCGCTGCGGGGCGTGGTATGGCTGGCGCTGGCTGGACGAGGCGGGGCGCGACGTGGACGAACCGGAAGACGCGGCCGCGGCCCTGGCGCGGGGCTGGACGAAGAAGGCGCGGCGCCTGCCCGACATCGCGGTTGGGTCGCACGAGGCCACGCAACTGCACAAGCGTTTTCGATCGGCCAACATTCCCAGCCGGACGGCGCTGCACCCGATCGTGGACGGCATCCGCCTGGTGCGCCGGCTGATGTGCGACGGCAACGAGTATCGGACGGCCAAGGTGAATCGACGCTGCCGGAATTTGATTTCGGAGATCACCGAAGGGTACGTGTATCCCGATGCGGAGAGCAGCCGGAAGGACAGCGAGCAGCCGGTCGATGAGAACAACCACGCCGTCGATGCGCTGAGGATGTGGGCGTTTTTGCGGGCGAGGGTGTGAAATTAACAGGATGATAGGATATACAGGATTGTGGGGTGAAGGATGAATCAAAACGCGATTGAGGTCCCTGTGAGTTGGCATCCGCCCGAACTGCTGGAGGCGCTGGCCGAGTTGGCGATCGGGTGCGCGGCCGTGGTCGAGATCGGATCGTGGCTGGGGCATACGGCCATCGCGATGGCAAAAAGCGCCGGCGTGAGCGGTGGCCGGGTCTTTTGCGTTGATCATTGGCGGGGCAGCCGCAACGGTACGGGCCGCGTTGACGATCCGCTGGATTTGTATTTGCGCTTCTGGGGGAACGTGCAGGCGGCCGGCCTGGCCTATTGCATCGTGCCGATCTTCGAGCGCAGCGAGACAGCCTACCCGTTGTTTGCGCAGCGTCCGATCGACCTGCTCTTTATCGACGGCGATCACGCTTACGATGCGGTGTATGCCGACCTGAAGAACTGGACGCCGCTGGTGCGCGCCGGCGGCGTGGTGTGCGGCGATGACTACGGCGAGGGCGGGCCGCACCAGGCGTTTGATAATTACTTCCAACTGGCGCTAGGCCGCAACGTCGAGACGCGCGCGAATGGCCGGCTGGCCATGGTGAGAGTTTAACAGGATTTACAGGGTACACACGTAGAATGTCATCGCAATATTAACCTGCGCGTGTGAGGCGATCATGGGTTTGAGAAAATGGTTTGATCGATTTAAGCGTCAACCCCGCGCGCATTACTGCCGCTACTGTGGCGGGCTGCTCGTTAGGCGATATCGGCCGGCTGGCTACGATCAACGCACGGGCCAGCGGCTACCCGATACAGGGTACTGGGAGTGTAGCAAAAAAGGCATCTACATTTGCGCTCACGTCAGCGAGTGGAAATAGAATCTTAACAGGATTCATAGGATACACAGGATGAATAAAAACCAATACCGTCAAGCCATGCAGCTCGTCAGGCACTTCCTGTCCGATCAGCGCATCGCCACGAAAGACGCCGGCGACATCGGCGCGATCGCCGCAAATTACACCGTCGCCTTCACGGGCGCGGTGGCCGCCTTCCTGATCACGCACCACAACAAGGGCACGCTGCAAGAAGACCTGCGCAACGCGATCGCCACGTTCTTTTTGCTGGCTTTCACGGCCGGCTATCAGAAGGCGAGCCAGGGCGGCGCAGACGTAGACCCGGAGGACCAAGCTTGGCTGGATATGCGCATCGCGGCTGAGCTGGGTTTCACGGCGGCCTTCGTCGAGCGGGTGGCCGCGACGGACACGGAAGGCAAGAGCGAGGCCGAATTGAACGCCCTGGCCGCGAGCCTGAGCGCGGGGTACATCGCCACGCTTTACATGATCTATAACGAGGGCTTGCTGCGCGGCAACCGGCACATCATGCTCACCTTCGGCGGCCCGGACGGCCTGGAGTCGTGCAAGGACTGCCAGCGGTTGAAGGGCCGGCGGGAGCGGGCGCGCTGGTGGATCGATAATAATTTGATACCGGGGCAAGGCGGAAATAATAACTATGAATGCCGGTCGTGGAATTGCCTTCATTTTTTGAGAACAGATGATGGTGAACCATACACACAACATGGCTAGATCAACTTTGGAACAGGACAAGGAATCTTGCCTGATTCGACTTTTCCATGATGTTGTTTACACAAGGTGATTAAGTTGCCAAGATCATTTGCCGTTTCAAAATCTTGCCCGAATAAGCGATAGGGTCTGATGTGATGTACATCTATATTCCAGCGTTCTTTCGCACTAAATCTAACATGGCATATCTGGCATTGGTACTCATCACGTTTCAAGGCTTTGCGCTTTTGGCACTCCCAATTTTGGCCGCGATAGTACTTGTCATCTCTACTGATGCCGCCTTTGTAGTTTGGCCCGCCTGTTTTAAGCATCTCTTTCGAGTGGTGTTCACCACGGCATTTAATCGAACAAAAGTTGCTTCCACGAAGTCTGACTTGATAGATTGTTGTTTTGTATTCAGCGCCGCAGTTAAAGCAAGTTCGAGAGATATTCATCCTTTCAGGTCGTCGGGTACTTGGCTAAAGAAGAATTTAACAGGATGACAGGATGATTAGGATTAGGAATGAGTGGGCGAACCTGATCAGCGCCATTGAATCCTACGCCGTCAAGGTGGTCGTCGCGCTGCGCCTGGCCCTGCGCGCAGGCTTGCGCCTGGTGCGCAATATAATCCTGGCTGCGCTGGTCTTGATCCCGATCGGGTGTGGCTTTGCCGCCGGCCTGGCCGTGGCGTTGATCATTCGCATGACGATCGCCGTCGTGGAAGGCTATCAGGCCGGGCAGAGGGTGATCAACGGGAAATGACGGGAAGGAATGGTGATACATGAATCTCTTTAGCCGCAGTGACCTGATCCTCATGTTGATCGTGTTGATCCCTCTGCTGGCGGGATACGTCATCGGGTTAGTCTTCGTTGCGCTCGTGCGCATGACGATCGCCGTCGTGGAAGGCTATCAGGCCGGGCAGCGCTTGATCAATGGAGAGTAAAGGGGGCAGTATGATTCACCGCATCAGCAATGTTGATTCAGTTAAAGTGATTGAGGTAATCGAAGTGATCAGCCTTGGAAATATTCAAGGAAAAGATGTTCCCATTGTCGAATATTTTGATTCAAAGACGGGAAGACGCCTCGGTAGAAGTTACCCAGACGATGATATATCTGCCTTTATGATTTCTCCGCCTACTGATGACGCTTTGCCACAACCCGCGAATTTTAACAGGGAGAAGGAAGTAGCCCATGACTAACATCTTCACCCGCATCGATGAACGCGCGCGCGGCAAAGCAGCTCTGGCCGATCGGCATCCCGAAACGACTACACGCGAGCACGTGATGAGCGTCCGCAGCGATAGTCAAATGCTGGCACCGTACACCTACCTGGACAGCCTCGTTACCTACGAGACCTATATCTGGGTGCGCAAGGCCGTGGGCCTGATCGCGGACAACATCGCGCCGCTGCCGCTGTACATCACGCGCGACAAAGAGCGCCTCGACACGCATCCGCTGCTGGATCTGTTGACCAGCGTCAACGACACGATGACCTCGCCTGAGCTGTGGAAACAGTGGGCGGTCGACCTGCTGCTGGGTGGCGAGACCGGCTGGGAGTTGATCAAGAACAAGCGCGGCAATCACTACGTAGAGCTCTGGCCGCGCCAGCCGCACACGTTCAACATCCTGCCCGACCCACGGGGCTTGCGCTACAGGCGCGTGAAGGCGTATGAGATTGACGACCGGTTGGGCGATCCGTACACCCTGCCGCCGGACGAATTTCTGCATTTCAAATTCTACAATCCGCGCAACCCGTGGCGCGGCATCGGCGTGCTGCTGGCGCTGCGCATGTCGGTGGCCGTGGATGTCTTCGCGCAAGCCTGGGAGAAATACCTGTTCCTGAACAACGCGCGGCCCGACTACGCCGTCGTGACGCCGCAGGGCACGACGCAGACCGAGCGCGATGACATCGAAAAGAAGATCCAGCAGAAGTACGGCGGCACGGCCAGGGCCGGGCAGGTGATCGCGCTGGAAGAGGGAATCACCGACATCAAGATTTTATCATACCGCCCGAAAGACCTGGGGGAACTGGAACTGCGCAAGATGAGCCGCGACGAAGTGGCCGGCGGGTTCGGCGTGCCGGATATTTTGATGGGCTTTGGGAATGATTCGTATGACTCGAAAGAAAAACGAACAGCCGCAATTCAGGCGCTCTATACGTTGACGCTAAAGCCGTTGCTCGGCTTCCGCGACGGCAACCTGACCGAGTGGTTTCAACGTCAGAACGTGCTCGCGCCGAACGAGACGGTGCATACCGACTACAGCGGCGTGCAGGAACTGCAAGAAGAGATCGACGCGGAGTGGGCGCGCGACCAGGCGAAGATACAAACGGGAGTGACGACGATCAACCGTTGGCTGTCCGAGCACGGGCAGGAGCCGCTGCCGTGGGGGAATGTGTGGTGGGCGCCGGCCAACCTGGTGCCGGTGCTGGGCGCGGGTCAACCTGCACTCGCTGCGCCGGTCACGCCGGGCAAGGACTTGATCGCCGCGCCGGATTGGGCCACCGCTCACCTGGAAGGCACGGAACTGCCCGATGTGTTGAAGATCATCGAAGCCTTAGCGAACGCCGTCGTAGCGCAGCAGCGGGACGCCCAGCCGCCCGACATTCACGTCCATCTGCCGGCCCAACCCGCGCCGGAGGTGAAGGTGAATATCACCAACGACGTGCAGCCCGCCGCCAGCGTGAATCAGATCGACGTGTACCCGGCCCCCGCCGCGCCGCCCGTTTTGATTCAGAACAACGTGAATGGCCGGCCGGCCGAACTGCCGTAAGCGCCTGGATCGGACTGATGAGACAACATGCCCCGTCATGGCGTCACCGACTTTCTAACGGCGTTTCAGGATGTCACCACGACCTTCTTCAGCGTCGAAACCGATCTGCTGGTCGTGCTGGATGAGCAGGGCGATATTGAGCGCGTCAATCCGGCGTTTGAAAAAATTCTCAACCGGCCCGAGCGGGAGGTGATCGGCCGGCCGATCATCGTGTTCGTGTACGCCGAAGACTTCGCCAAATTCATGCGGGCCTTCAACAGCATCAAGCACGCCGAGCCGTTTAGATTGCTGCACCGTAATTACGGCGTAGTGGCGGTGAGGCTGGTGGCCTATCGGTTCAAGAAATCGGTCGAGATTCAGCGCGGGTTTTTGGTGCTGCGGCCCGTGCGAGCGTGAGAAGATGCTATTTCTATGAGTGAACAAATCGAACTCGATCGGCTGGAGGATACAGCGCGCGATGACCTCGACGCGCACGACCTGGCTTTGACCGAGGTTGACTTGAACCGTCAACGGACGCCGATCTTACTTCAACCTGAAGAGGCGCACTTCCCGATCGTCGGCTGTCTGATCGCGGGCGTTTTTTTGGCCGGGGTGATCTTGATCGTGTGGTTAGCAACGCGCGGGGCGTAAAGGAACCTGCACCATGAGCAAATTAGGCTTTCACGTTTCCGCCGGAAACCGGCGCGGCCTGGGCGAGTGCCTGCTGCACTGCACGGAGGCCGGCTCGCCGGTGCCCGTGCTATTCTCGCTTGACCAGGATTTGTGGCCGGACGTGCAGAAATACAGCCCCAGCACGGTGCTAATCTTCCGCACGCAAGCCAGCCTGTATCACAAAGACATCGGCGACGGTCCGGGGAGTTTGTACCACGGAGATCCGGTGCAGACGGCGCGCGACTGGCTGACGCTGCTCCTGCCGGTGTGGGCCTTGAACCGGGCGCACTATTACGCGCCGCTTAACGAGCAAGACCCGCCCGACGTGGCCGGCTTCAAGTGGCTGAACGACTTCACGATCGAGTGTATGCGGTTGGCCGAGGCCAACGGGTATCTGTTGGGGCTGTACGCCTTCAGCGCCGGAAATCCAAAGAACCTGACCGGCCCGCAGGGAAAGATCACGACCACCTGGAAGCAGTGCGTCACGGAGTTGATCCCCTCGCTGCGCGCGGCGGAAGCCAACGGGCATATTCTGCTCTTGCACGAATACGGTCTGGATAAAGGCACGCTGCAAGCGAGCGCTCCGTTCCTGGCGCTGCGCTATCGGGATCTCTATGACTTCCTGCCGATCGACGCGCGCCCGCACCTGGTGATCAGCGAGGCGAGCGCCGGCAGCGGCTACGCGGGAATATCCGAGGGGGCCTGGCTGAAGGATGTGCGCTGGTACGATGCCGAGCTGATGAAGGATCGCCAAGTGATCGGCTGCGGCCTGTACCAGTTGGGGGGTGATGAGAATTTTGTAGCCTTGCTGCCGTCGCTGGCCGACTACATCGCGGCCACGCCGACGCCGCCCCTGCCCCAGACCGCCCCCCTACCGCCGCTGGTGACGACGATCGAGAACTGCGCGCGCTGCGGGTTGACGCACATCGATCTGGCGTTCAAGAAATTCGTCCACCCCGTCACGGACGGATCGACCCTGTGGGGCTACTGGGCTTTGTGCCCCGCCAGCGGCGATCCGATCCTGCTGCGCAGCGTCGAGCGGGAGGCTGTCCCATGAGCAACGTCACGCGCGTGCTATTGTCAGAAGATGTCTCGGACTTCATCGCGCACAAAGCGACGATCGAGCAAGCCTATCATCTTCTTAATTTGGCGGTCGATGTCATGGAGCAACAGCAGCGCCCGCTGCAACTATCTGAGGTTTTACACGCGATCAAGGTCATGCCTTATTCTGTGCGCGGAGGTGAGCCTTGGCTGAGTTGATCCGCTTCGATGCGCCGGTCGGCACGCCGGCCGAGCGCGCCGGGTTGAAGTTGTGGCCGGGGGCCTGGTTTGACGCGACCGGGTTCAATGTGCCCTATCCGCCGTACCTGCACCGGGCCGACTACCATACCGGCGCGGACCTGAATCTTAACGCGCCGCACCGGGACGCCGACGCGCACGCGCCGGCCTACGCCGTGTGTTTTGGCTTTGTGACTTTCGCCGGCAGCCTGCCGGTATGGGGCAAGGTCGTGACGATCAAGCACGCGCTGGAAGACGGTCGGGTTTTATGGTCGCGCTACGCTCACCTCGAAACGATCAAGGTCAATCTGACGCAGATGGTCGCGCGCGGCGATCAAGTCGGCACGATCGGCAACGCCGCGGGGACGCAGGCATACCACCTGCATTTCGACCTGGCGCGCGTCGATCTGGGGCAGCGGCCCGGCGATTGGCCGGGCACCGCTCGGGCGCGGTTGCTGCGCGACTACGTGAACCCGCTGGAGTTTATTCGGGCGCGGCACGTCGCGGCTGAGGAGCACGCGGCCCACCGGCGCAGCGTGACAGCCAAGCCGCACCTCCACGTGCGCGCCGGGTCAGGGGTGGATACGACTGTTGTCGGCCAACTCGAAACGGGAACGGTCGTGACGATCATTTCCGAACGCGACGGCTGGGGGTTGATTGGCTCACCGGTCGCCGGCTGGATCAGTTTGGCGTATACGCAGGTGGTCGCATGAGTGCTGACAAATTACTCGTACCTGTTTTTAAAGGTCATGAACGCACTGACCAATCAACCAGTAATGAAGCAGCGGCGCTATGGGAGATACCATTGAGTGAATCCCTGCTGACCTTGAAGAAAGTCGCCAATACGTTTTGCTTCGATCACTTTGACATCGAGTGCCCCGTGTGCGGGCAGAATTTGGTCGAAGGTGAGCGTCACGAGTGCAGATTGATTGTCAAGCCCGCGCCGGCCTGCGAGTGCGAGGCACAAGGCGCGCGCCAATGCGGGGCGTGTGAGGGACTGGCATGACTGACGAGCCGCGCAACTATCGGGGGCGGGGACAAGGCAACGGACTGCCGGCGGGGCCGGGCGACTTGCGCGCCGACGAGCAAGCCGTCCTCGACGCACTGCGCGTCACCGAGCAGACGCAGCGGCCCGGCCTGCTGGTGCTGTACTACACCGGCACGAACTGGATGCTGTATGACAACACGCTGCCCAAGTGGCTGCCGCGGCAGGGGTAGGGTTTAACAGCGCCCAGGCGTCCCGCCTCGCTCCGGTGGAGCGAGGAAACGGGAGGATGATAGGATAGGGAGGATAAAGAAAAGCCGCCGGGGTGGCCGGCGGCTTTCTTATTTCTATGCTTTCTTTCCACCTATCAATTTCTTTTTTCCAATTCGTTGAAGTGGATTTGGAATAGTGAACACGTTACAACATCTCCTGCACGCCCATTCAATCGCGCTAGATGATGCACTGTGTAAGCCGTGACAGTACGGGCACTCGACATCAATGCGGTTCTTTTGATCGGTGAAGGTGTCAATGTATTCCTTCTTTGGCCGGCCCCGCTGTTGCTTGCCCGGCTTCGGCGGCTTGCTGGCCTTCGCTCGATTCGCTGCGGTCTTTCGTTCGCTCGTGCCGCTGCCACCCTTGCGGCCCAGCGCGGCGGCGGCGGCATGGAGATCATCGTTGGTTGTGGTCATGGTGTAACCTTTCTTCAACTGAAATTAACGATCAGGATCAACAGCACGAAGAATGCCCCAATGCCTAAAATCAAAATAATCGACATCGTTAAAACGCAGCACATTGGATCGATATTGTAGGCCCAGGCGGCGGGGGGGAGTGAGTGCGATAGTGCGATAGTTACTTGGTTGTGGCGTTGTAGTGTTCGGCGGCGATCTTCTTCAGCTCGGTGTCGCTCTTGTTGCGGTAGGTGTTGGCGTAGTGACCCACGGCTGACCAGATGGTGATGCGTTCGGTCTTGCCTTTGACGATCACGTTAGCGGTGGCGTAGACACCGGACGAGTTGCGATCGATTGAGACTTTGCTGGCGTTCATTTCATTTTCTCCTGGTCGTGAGGTTACTTTCAGTATAGCACGCAGTTGGCAAATTACCGGGATTTTCTCGGTTAGAGTTTCGCCTCCTGTTCAAACTGCCGGGTGCGGCGTGCCCAGCGCGCCCGGCTGCATTTCCGCGAACGGCGTTCTTACGTCGCATCTCAAATTGATCGACCATATAGTTCTCGGCGCCTTGCTCGGCTAACTTGAGAACGATATTGCCAGCGCCAACGATCTTGCTCTGTGGTTTCAATTCAAACCAAAAGTTCATAGAACCATCTCCTTCAATTCACTAATAGTATGGTAGCCCGGACAGCGGCCACATTCTCCGCAGATAGTGCAGTTGCCTGCTTCGTCAAAGATGGCCTTTATAGGCTCATAGCCAGCACTCCCGCCCTGCTTAGGGCGGGAGTTATTGTTGAAATGCTGGCGCGGTTACTCTTTCACCATCCTTGATCAGTCGTACCGCGTCTAATGGATCATCGAGTGTGATGCCGCAGTTTGCTAAAAATTCTTTCACGTCTTTTGCGCTGTGAAAGGTCAGTCCCTTGGTCGTGGAGGCGAGAGATTCATATTTGCTGTTGAGGATGTAGATTTGTTTCTTTGGCATTTCATTTTCTCCTGGTCGTCGAAGTTGACTTCATTTTAGCACGCAGTTGGCAAATTAACGGGGACATTTCGGTTAGAGTTTGGCCTCCTGTTTCAAGTTGCCGGGCGCGCTGGGCACGCCGCGCCCGGCAACGAAGTCCCCGTCTGTTGGGGGATTTCCGCGGAAATGGTGGCGTCTTACGCCAGGCCGACCACCTTCTGTCACCTGCCAATCAGTATATTTAACCACAGGGACGGTCGTTCCGTTGCGGATTCGTTCCCCTTCGACCGTCATGGTGCGCGAGATCGGCTTGGTGTAGTACCCGCGCTTCCATTCGCGCAGATCGAATCCGTCGGGATTCGTTTCGCACAACCAGCCCGACTTGTCGAACACCCCGATACTATTTTCGATGACCACCTGACCGACCGTGTAACCATCCATTGGTTTCTCCTGCTTGATTACATTATATACCTAATCGTTTAGGTTTGTCAACTAGAAATTTTGTTCTATAGAAAATGTGTTCTAGTGGAAACCGTACCAGCGTACCTGCAAGTCGGAACATCTATATATTGACGTTCGGATAGGTGCAGATGTAAGATAGACACAACCAAATAACGCACCACCCCACGCCCACAGCGGTCAAGCCGCTGCGGGCGCTTTTTGTTTGCTCAACACGGAGGCCGGTATGGATGCCATTCAAAAAGATTTTGAGTTCAAAATCCTCGAACGAACCGCCAACGGCGGGCGCATCATCATCAGCACCGCCACACTCGATCGGCAGGGCGATCGCGTTTTCCCTGAAGGCGCGCAGCTAGACAACTACCTCAAGAATCCGGTCGTCATCGCCAATCACAACTACAAAGATCCGTGGGCGACGATTGGAAGAACGATCACCTTGACCAAGGCGAGTGACGGCCTGGTCGCCGATTTTGAATTGCGGCCGGCGGCCAACGACCAAGACCCGCAGAATATCATCCGCTTGTTGTGGGAGGGTGGCTGGATTAACACGGCGTCGATCGGCTTCATCCCGAAAGAGGGAAAACCAAACAATACCAGCGGGACGGATTTCACAAAATGGGAGATGCTCGAATGGAGCCTTACGGCGCTTCCAGCAAATCCTGATGCGCTGGCGCTATCGATGCAGAAAGGTCTGAGTCAAGCCGCGCTTAAAAACTTCAATGCGCTCGTGCAGGCCGACGCCACGCTCGACGACCAGACCACCCCCGCAGACCAACCGCCCGTGCGGGCCTGGGTGCGCCGGCTCGACGCCGACACCGAATGCGGACATCAAAGCGTGTTCGCTTCCTTCTACACCTACACGATCGCCGTGCCGGATGACGCCACGCTCCTGCAGATGGATGAAACCCTAAGCGAGTGCGTGGAAGTTCCTCACCCCGAACGCGGCCAAACGGTTTTCTTCAAAACAATGGTGCTGGTGCCGCCGCTGGAATTTGTGAATGAGTTTGGCGAGACGGACGGCCTGATCTCCAACACGGGGCGCAGTTTGCCCGACGAGCAAATGCTGCCCGCGTCCGACTACTGGCAGGGCGCGACGCTCTCGCCCGTTCTGGATTCGATCCCGTTCAACCTGGCCAAAGAATTTCTCTTCCCGCTGCGCTCGGGGATGCCGGTCGATCTCTTGACGCTGCGCGGCGCCCAGCGCGCCGGCGCGATCGTCAAGCGGATGCACGGCCTAACGCAGAAAGACTTAAAGAGCATGGATGCGGCGGTGATCAATAAGCAGTGTGACGCTATCGACGCGGCCAATGCTTCGCTGATGCAGATGCCGCCCAATGCGGGCAACTGTTCAAAGATCGACACCGCCGTAAAGACTATTCGCAAGGAAACAGCGAACGAGGGCAAGGCGCTCGAACCGATTACGAAGCGCGGGCGCGTCATCTCCGCCAAGAACGAAAGCGATTTGAAATCCGCCAAGCAGGACGCGCTGGCGGCCGCTGAGAAGATCGACACGGTGCTCAAGCAGGTAGACGAGCAGCCGGTCACGGACGCGCTGCGCCTTGGCGTTGAATCTGCAGCAGGTACGCCCGTCGTCACAGACGCGATCAAGGCGCTGTCAGGCACGGTTAGCTCCACCTGTCCTTTCGGCTGCGGCACGACGATCGCCTTGCTGAGCTGGGGAATGTATCGCTGCCCGAACTGCGCGGGAACGTTTGAAGTGACGGCCGCCGGCAAGATTACGCCAACTTTCCCGAAGGACTTAACCATCGAGCCGATCGAAGCCGGCACGGTGCTCAAAGGCGCGCTTCCGCCGCACACCACGCCGACCGCTCCGCCCGACACGCCCTGGGATGGTCCGGGGGTGGTGGCCTCATTGCCCAACGAGCGCAAGGCGCTGCGGCTGGTGCACGCCTGGGTGGACAGCGCCGGCGATCCCGACGCCAAGCAGTCCTACAAGTTCCCGCACCATTTAGCCGACGGCAAGGTCGTGCTGCGCGGCGTGAACAACGCCAAGGCGCGGCTGCCGCAGTCCTCGATCCCGCAGGCCGACCATCCGGGCGTCATGACCCATCTGGAGCGGCACGCGAACCAATTTGAAAAGAGCCTGGTCTTACGCGACATGGCGCGCGTTTTGCAGGAAGTCGCCGACGAACTGAGTGGCGATCAACACGTGAGCGACGACGAAGAACGCAATCTCGTCGAGATGTTAGAAACGCTATTTCACACCGTTAAGGAGGTAGTATCGTGAGCGCAATATTAGAGGAAATCAAAGGCGAGATTGCCCAACTTGCCGCCGTGGTCAAGGACCATCAGAACGATAAGGGCACGCTCGATCAGGACGCCCTGGCGCAGCAGGTCGCAGCGCTGGTCGATCGGCAGGTGCAGAAGACCCTGGACGATCGGGAGGATAACCGCCCGGTGCGCAAGGGCGAGATTATCGGAATGCCCGGCTTCCAGGCGCGCAGCAAGGGCCTGGTGAAGGGCGGCAAGTTCGACGGCCTGCGCGTGGACGATCTGGTCTTCACCAACTGGCTGCTTGAAAAAGCCAGCGCCGTGCGGCGCGATTCGGTCAAGCCGGCCAGCAAGTTTTTGAAGGACGCGCTCGGCAAGGCGCTGGACGCGACCACGGGCGGCAGCGGTGACGAGTACGTGCCGACCGGCATGGCGGCTGAGCTGTGGCAGGATATGTTTATCGCGGCCAAAGTCGCCGGGACGATTCCGATCGTGCAGATGCCGACCGACCCGTGGGATAACCCGCTGGGCTGGGGCAGCGGCACCTGGCGCAAGGGCGTCAGCAATACGGCGATCACGGCGCAGGATGCGACCACGGCAAAAAGCACGATGACGAGCACCGAGCAGGTCTACGAAGTCGATTGGTCGTATGACCTGGACGAAGACTCGATCGTGGCCGTGCTGCCGTCCCTGCGCGCGGAGTTGGTGCGCGACGGCGCGGAGCAGATCGACCGCTTCATCCTGAATGCAGACTCGACCGATGCCAATACGGGCAACATCAACAGCGATGACGCCAACCCTGCCGACGACTCGTACTTCCTGAGCAACGGGCAGGACGGCATCCGGCATCAATTCCTGGTGGACAACACCGCGACGGATGCCAACACCAATGCGGTCTTAACCGACGCGCTGCTGCTCGCGGGCGTCGGACGCCTGGGTAAGTACGCGGCCGACGTGTCGAATCTGGCGATGACGTGCGATGCGCGCACCTATATTGCCATGCTGGGCTTGACCAATGTCGCCACGATGGACAAGTTCGGGCCGCAGGCGACGATCCTGACGGGCGAACTGGCGAAGTACGCCAACATCCCGGTGATCGTCAGCGGAGCGATGTCGCTGACCGATCAAGACGGCAAGTACACCACGACCAGTCCGGCGACCAACGACGTGTACGGCACGATCGCCATTTACCACCGGAATATGTGGCGGCTGGGCTTCCGGCGCAACCTGCTGATCGAAGTCGATCAGCTGATCCAGAAGCGCCAGTTCATCATGGTCGTGTCCTTCCGCATCGCCGTGGCGGCGCGCGGCACGCGCTCGACGGCTGTGCATACCGCCGGCCTGCACGACATCAAGTACAGCTAGCCGCAAGGTTAGTATCACGCGCAACAGGAGTTAAACATGGCGAATGAATTAACCTATCCAGACGGCTTGCCGGTCACGCTGCAATTCGGCGGGGCCAACGTCGCTGAGAACGCGACCACGGCGCTGACTTTCGTCAATGGTGGTCTGGGCCTGAAAGTTCCGACCGGCTATAAGTTCCACCCGCTGCTGCTGCACGGGGAAGGAAACGCCGACCTGTCAGGCGGAACGGCCATTTTCAAAGTGACGGCCAATACGGTGGCTTCGATCAATGGCCCGACGGCCACGCTGAGTGACACGGTGCAGGTCGCCGTGGGCGTGCAGCGTCCCGGCGCAGAGCCGATCACCGCCGGCAAGATCGTGGGGGTGTCGGTGGTAGCGGATGTCAACTACGCGGCCAACACGATCGATCTCGACGCGGTGCTCGTGGGCGTGCTGCTGCCCGCTTAGGAGGCGACATGGGAAACGAATTGACCTATGACTTCGGGATGCCCGTCACGCTGCACTACACGATCGCCAACATCGCCGGCACGGCCACCACGGCATTGAAATTCGCCAACGGCGGTCTGGGCCTCAAAGTTCCGACCGGCTATTCTTTCCATCCGCTGCTGATCAGCGCCGAAAGCAATGCCGCCGTGCAAGGCGGCACGGCAACGTTCAAGGCCACCGCGAACACGACGGTTTCGATCAACGGCCCGAGCGCGGCCCTCACCACGGCGGCGCAAGTCGCCGTGGGCGCGCAGCGCGTGGGGGCTGAACCGATCGGCGCGGGCAAGATCGTTGGGGTGTCCGTCGTGACGGCCGGCTTCACGCCGACGACCGCCGACGTGGACGCGATACTGACGGGCGTGTTGTTACCAGCATGACGATCTTAGTCGGCATTCCGACCTATGACGATAAGGTGATCAGCGGCCTCGCGGCTGCGCTGATGGGGGAACTGGCGCAGCCGGAGTGTCCGCCGTACACCGTGGCGTTCAAGCAAGCCTCGCTGCTGGCCTTCGGCCACAATGCGCTGCTGGTCATCGCCTTGAACAACCGGCCGGCGATCACGCACCTGCTGCTGGTGCACTCCGACGTGGTGCCGGAGGCCGGCTTTATCAAGCAAATGCTGAGCGATATGGAAGAGGCTAAGGCCGACCTGCTCGGCGCGATCCTGCCGATCAAGGATAGCAAGGGCTTGACTTCAACGGCGCTGCTGACGGACAGCCACGAGATCGATCAGTTGGGGCGGCGCGACTGCCGCCGCCGGCGCTTGACGATCAAGGAGAGCGCGCGCCTGCCTGACGTGTTCGATTGCGCTGATCTGCAAAAATTTTTCGACGACCACTCGACCAAGCCGGCCCTGCTGGTCAACACGGGCCTGCTCTTGATCGACGTGCGTAAACCGTGGGTTGAGAAATGTCATTTTGAAATCAACGACGACATCTTCAAAAATGACGACGGCCTGTACTACGCCGACGTGGAGCCGGAAGATTGGCACTTCGCGCGGCAGGCGGCCGGCCAGGGGGCGCGCGTGTGCGTGACGCGCCGCATCAAGGCGCAGCACATCGGCCGGCAGAATTATCCGAACGGGGGCGGTTGGGGAAAGTGGGAACACGACGAGAATCAAACACCGTTGACGGTCGGCGCACCCGCTCCCGTGACGAGCGTCATCAAACAAAACGGAGATGGACAACATGAAAATACGCTGTCTGAGTCCTTACACGAACCACGCGCGCCGGTTGGAGTTTGAACCGGGCGAGTATGACGTGTCAGACGAAGTGGCCGCGTTCCTGGCGCTCGATTCGCCGGGGTCGTTCACCGTCGTCAAGCTGGCGAAGCCCGCGCCGGTGATGACACAAACTCCGCCGATCTATCAGCCGCTCGAAGCGACGGAGGAAAAGCAGGTCGAGCCTCCGGACGTCGAGCCGGAAGTCGAGCCGAAGGCGTTTGACGCGCCGCCGCGCGATACCAGTCTCAAGGCTGCCCCCAAGACAAAGCGCCCCCGATCGGCAGGCTAACGGATGACGATGGAACGGCCTTATTGCTCGCTGCTCGACGTGGTCGATGACCTGGAGATCGACGGCGTGCGCTCGTTGGATAAACTGACCCGCTTCATCGAAGCCGCCTCGCAGGTCATCGACAAGCGCGGTCAGTTCGTGCCGCTGACCGAAACCCGCCGCTTTGACGGAACGGGATCGCCGACGCTGTGGATTGACGAGTTATTGAGCGTGACGCGCCTGACCTACAACGGCGTGACGCTCAACCCGGCTGACTACGTGCTGCGCCCCACGCGGCGGCATTGGCCGCACGGGCCGTACACGTCCATCGAGTTGACCAATCAAGGCGTATGGGCCAAAACCGTGCCGAATATCGTCACGATCGAGGGCGTGTGGGGGCTGTATAGCGATACGCTGGACGTAGGCGCAACGGCGACACAAGACACGAATAACACAACCACGCTGACCGTCAGCACGGCCAGCGCCATTAGC